TTGAGAACTTAAAGTTTTCATTGAGATTTTATGTTTCTTCGCAATCTCCTCTGGAGACATATACTTTTTAATAGGTCCCTTTGGATCAGTTGCTTCTAGAAGAAAATGTGAAAAAGTTTTCATTAATCTTTTTAACTATTTAGATCTAACTTACTATTTTTAATTAATTTCTGAAGATCTGCAGTGGAACCAACAAATAATGCGTTTGTAACATTTTTGGGTCCTTTTGGATCTTCCTCTTTTAATTTTTTCATTTTATGTTGCAAATCAATTAGTTTATCAGTCACATCACCAACATTTTTTATAAGTTGTCCAGCAACTTCATATGCTCTTGCACTATCACTTTGCTGAGCAACTTCCATTATTTGATCTATTGCTTCTTGCCCTTTACTAATTAGATTATATAATTGTCCTCTTGTGTACTGATAGTCAATATCATCATCATTATCTGAATTCTTTATACTCTTATTCAATTTATCATTTAAAATTTCTGATGTTGATATGATTTCAGAATCAATATTAGAAGATTCTATGTTTAGTGTCTCGTCTATTTTATCAAACTTATTTTTCATATTTAAATATCAATATTTTTTGTTGGACTATAAGTTTTACCATCACCAAAATCAAAAGTTTCTTCATTAAATCCAAAATCGTCACCAAGTTGAATTGATTCATCATCTACACTAGTTAAAATGTCAATAATTGAATTAGATTGATGTGGAATAATCATTGTGTTATCATAACCTCTAATAACAGATACATCAGAACCATTTATAGACTCAATAAGCATAATTTCATCATTTATAATAATTCTATCGTTAGATGTAAAATTATTTGTATTTGAAACTTTTATTGATTTGGAATCCGGCAACACATCTTCAAGTAAATAACCAGAAGAATCGTTATCATAATCTTTCAGTGCCTTAGGTGTTACAATATATCTTAACTGTCTTGAATTATTTATTGGTGAAGAACCAGTAAACGTATCAATTTGAACTTTTTTAATCAAACCGTCCGTAGAGTCTGAAATTTTATTAAACAAATAAGTTTTAGCTGTAAAATTTAATGTATAAATTAAACTTCTTCTAGTATCATAATTCCCTTCATAGTTATCTTGCATTTGCACATTTTCAAGAGTTATAGGTATATCTCTTTTTTCTCCTATTGAAGAAACTAAATCAACTGTTAGATTGAAATTAGGTTGGAATAATGGTAAAATTTGCTCAACTATTTGTAACATATCATCATTATATTTTGTCAAAATATTAAGTTGTATGCCAATATTATATGGAACTGGCATAAACACCTTTAGTGGAGCTTGACCACTTCTTAACGCATTAAATGTTTGAATTGATGAGGTTTTCCTAGAACTATCATATTGTATACTTGTCATTTCAAATGACATTCTTGGAAGAGTAATTGCAACTCTATTTCTTAAATCAGGTTTTTCTACAACTCTTGCAAGAAATTTTTGAACTGGTCCATATGCAATGGGAACTCGAATTAAACTTATATCCTGACCAGTAGATTCATCTTCGTGTTTGATATAAACTTGATTAAATAAAGTTCCAAAAGCAGCAATTGTCTTTTTTATAATTTCATGATAATAATAATTCGATGACATTGCTATTAAAACTAATTACTATAAAATATTTATTTGTTTAAAAACTACCAAATGGATTTGATTCTGAAAAATCTATTATTTGATCAGCAAAATTCTCAATAATATCATTTTCTTCATATAAATCTTTTTCTAGATTTAAGTTAACTTTTCTAAGTCTATAACTAGAATTTGAACCACCATTGGTTGTTCCCATACCAACAATGGTTTCTCCTGGAAGAAATTCTCCATTAGTTATTCCAATTTGAAGAATTTTATTAACACCATCCCAATCTTTAACATATGCTGTTGTTCCAGATGAAACACCTCTCACAATTTCATTAAACTCATAGTTTCCAGTATAAGAAATATTTGGACTTGAGATCGTAAATGGTGGTGAACTTGTATATCCAGAACCTGCATTTGAATAAAGAATAGTTGATATAGATCCGGATGAATTTATTTGCGTAATTGCTAAAGCAGTTGTTCCTACGGAAGGACCACCAATGGTTATAATTGGTGCAGTAGCATAATTATAACCAGAAGTAGTTATAGAGAAAGGACTCAATGTTCCAGATGCAACTACTGCTGTAGCTATCCCACCACTCCCATCACCAATAATTGAAACAGTTGGAGGAGTAGTATATCCAGAACCAGGATTTGTGATGTATATTTTTTCTATTGATAAATTATTTTTACCGTTTTTGTCCGTCATAATTGCAACCGCAGATGCTCTTACATAGGGAGATCCTGGGTCAGAAATTAATATTTTTGGTGGACTTGTATATCCATAACCATCGTTTATTAAATCAATATATTGAACGGAGTAACGATTTGGATCATTATTAATATAAGTTGCTGTTAAAATTCCAGATTGTGCAGTTGATGTAACCATTTGCAATGTTTGGATATAACCAAAATTCTTAACTGTTAAATCTACTTCTTCCAATCCAGTATCAATAACTTCATCTTCATATTCAAATAATTCACATCTCAATTCATAAACATAAAGATTATTTAATTGATAAAATGGTCTTTTTCCCTCAACGTACTTAATTTCAAATAAAGCATTGTCTAGTGGAACATATATTAAGTCACCTTCTTGTGGTCTGGTTTTTAACTTTACTTTATCGTCATTGGATATAAATCTGGAAATAAAATCCTCATAACGTTCTTTTGATATTATAAGAGTTAATTCGTCTGTGCTTCTAACACCAAACTTTGATAAAATATCACCCTGTCCACCAAAACCATCATAATTTGAAATATAAGCTTCTATTCTGAAATTATCATCAAATTTTGAAGAAGTTATTTCTGTTATTATAGTTTTTTCATCAATAATTTTTCTGGGAAGATATACAACATCTTGACCATACATTCTTAATTGTTCATTGATTAAATCTTGAACAAGTCTTTGTTCACTTGGAGATCCTTGTAAAAAATACGGATTTAGTGGTGTCATATTATCCTATCAGATCCATTGGTGGTAATTCATAATCTTCTTTTAATTCTTTCTCTAATAATTCTATTTCTCTTATCGCATCATCATAAATTTGTCTTCCATTTAATTGAACACCACCTGGGAGTTGAACTCCTGAAAATTTAATTAAATTCTGTCCCCACTGTCTTTTAAATAAAGCAGTTAAATATCTTTTTATCCACCAATCATTGTAAACTTTTGAAAAATCATTAGGATCTAGTGCTCTAAAACAATCAATTACAATATATGTATCAACTGGTGTTGCAGCCCAATCAATATCTAAATACAATCTTCCTTGCTTTTTATTGAATCTTATTTGTTTTTCTGGAGTTAATAACCAATCAATGTCTTCTAAGTATCTTTTTACCATTGAATATTGTAATAATTCAATAGAATTGAAATAATATAAATCATTTAAAAATAACTGATATTTGATACTAAACATACCAGCACTAATGCTACTTGTATCAAATTTAAAAATATTATTAATACCTATTACAGAATCTGGAACTTGAAGATAATTTGAATTTTCATAATATGAAAAAGTTGTTGCTGTTCCAACTATTGATGATTGTCCAGTGCTTGAGGATACCCCTAAACCAACTCCACCAGACTTTCCCCTATCCACTTCTTCTTGTGTTACTCTGTGCTTCAAATACATTCTTTCCACACCATCGTAATGCCTTTCTTGGAAAAATTGTATAGCATCGTCAACAAGATCATCTATTTGATCATCGTCAATATTGATCTCCAGAACAGGATATCCCAGTTTTCTCAAACAATAATCTATTAATCCTTGACGAGTTGATGGTCTAGACATTAACTTATCCTTTTATAAATTATTTATCAATACGATCCACCATCTATAATATTAGTTGATTGATAATTATTAGTTATAGAATTATACACTAAGACGGAACCATCTACACTACCTCCACTTAAATCAACATCAATTAGATCATCTAATGAGTCTACTAAATTTTCTGCATTGATTGTAGAAGTAACTTTTATAACATTTTGGTCACCTAATCTAGCTACTGTTCTATTATTATCAATAATAGAAGCTCTAATATAATTTTTATCGTTTAGTGTTACTGTTGTATTATTCTGATTGTTTGCAGATACATTAATGTTTGGCATAAATTATGGCCTTGTAGTAGTTACTCCTGCAGTCACCAATGCACTACCCTCAACAACTCTAATTATAGATGTGCCACTATTCAGTAAAATGTCATATGAGTATCTTCCAGGTCTAATTTGACTTGTTACAGATGAAGCTAGTGATATCTGAACCTTTCCTTCTGTTCTTGACCCAACAAATGAAACTGTAAATGTAGCTGTTTTTTTTAACGATAATGGATGTTTTTTTAATTCAGACGTTCCGGTATAATTTGTAAGATCTAACGGTATTCCACTTGCCTCTTCTAGATTAAAAATTTGTTCAAAATCAGCACCACAAGGGATAGTAACATTACTTACATATACTGCCATTATTTTTCCCAGTGTTTTTTGTATTTATGTTTTATTGTTTACAAGTTTATAAAGTAATTCTTTTATCTCACTTATTTCACTTTTTAGATTTTCAATTTCTTGTTTTTCTGATAATCTTTTACTTTTTTCATTAATATAATCTTCGTGCTGTTTATTATTCAAATTTATAATAGCATTAGTTTTTTCATCTCTATATAATCCACTATAACCTTTTACTGGTATTTTCATACTGTTGCAATCGCACGAAAATCTTTAATTAATGGAACTTTGGATGAATTAGTTCCTGCCATTACAATTTTAATTTGGAATCCATTAAATGCAGGAAGATTTTTGGCATTATATTCATAGTTTAAAAAGTCGTTCTCAGTTTCTGATGGTGGAATAAATCTATCAGAATGTCCTGTTTTTTCGGACTGATTAATTATATTTCCATTAACATCAAGGTTTTCATATCCTGGGAATAATTCATAAATTTGATCATTAATGTTTGAATCCATTCTAAAAAGTTTATATAAAACTCTTATATCATTTGAAGCATCTCTATATGCATCAAATGATACTTTCAATGAGTCTGCTGTCTT